TGTAGTAATGCCCGTTATTTGTTGGTATACAGGAATCCAACCTCCCTCCTTTTTTGACCTAAGATGCAATCCGAAAGGGTGGGGCAGATGGTCTATCAAAACTAATCTAATTTAATCCGAATTAATCCAATGTCTTTTTCAGACTTAAAAAAACAATCCAAGCTTGGCTCACTAACATCTAAATTGGTTAGAGAAGTCGAAAAAATGAATACTACATCTGGTGGAGATGATCGTCTCTGGAAACCAGAAGTTGATAAATCAGGTAACGGATACGCAGTTATTCGTTTTTTACCAGCACCAGAGGGAGAAGATATTCCTTGGGTGAAAATGTATTCTCATGCATTTCAAGGCCCTGGCGGTTGGTACATGGAGAATTCTTTGACTACTCTTGGATCAAAAGATCCAGTATCTGAACATAACTCTCGTCTATGGAATTCAGGCGTTGATTCAGACAAAGAAGTAGCACGTAAACAGAAACGTAAATTATCATATTACGCAAACGTATACATTGTAAAAGATCCAGCGAATCCATCGAATGAAGGTGGTGTTTTCTTATACAAGTTTGGTAAGAAAATATTTGACAAGATCCAAGAAGCAATGCAACCAGAGTTTGAGGATGAAAATGCAATCAATCCTTTTGATTTCTGGCAAGGTGCTGACTTTAAGATCAAGATCAAGAAGGTAGCTGGTTTCTGGAACTACGATAGTTCAGAATTTGCTGCACCATCACCACTTTTGAGTGATGACGAAGCATTAGAAGCAGTATGGAAGAAAGAGTATTCTCTTCAAGAGATAATCTCAAGTGACAAGTTCAAGTCTTATGATGACCTCAAGACTCGTCTTGCTTATGTTCTTGGTAACAAGTCTAAGCCTGCAGCTGTCATTGAAGAAGATACATCTCGTGGTCAATATGAAGACCTAAGTGAAGGTCTAAACAGAGCCACAGAGACCGTGGCCGTGGCCACCGCCTCTCATGATGAAGATGAGGATGATGCACTAAGTTATTTCCAAAAACTCGCTGAAGAGTAGAGCCACCAAAAATAGCTTTAAATTCCAAAAAAAGCGGAAAAAAAATCCCTGGCCAAAATCACGGCCAGGGGTTTTTTTACTTTATACGTGGATTATCGGTTCGTTTCAGTTTCCGATTGACATATTGTGAGGATTTGTCATATTTCATGATTCTCTCAAAGTCTCTTATGAATGTTCCCACAAATTCTGATTTAAGAACGTTTATATTTCTTTTCTTATCATTTAAATCATTTTCATAATCATAAAAAGTTACTGCTCTTATTGGTCTTCCATCTACAAGACTATTTGTTGATTTAACTTGACCACCAGATAAGTATTCTAAACTATAATCTTCATTAACCACTATACCAGCTGGTAGAATCAGTTGGTTTTTATTGTCTCTGAGTTCAAGTGTCTCATAATGATGAATACTCACTAATTCTTGTGGTGTGTATTTTTCATTTAAAAATTCATTTAGTTGTGATTGTGTTAATGGCCATTCATTATTAATATCAATGATATTATTTGACATTAAAATTATCCAATCGTAATCATCTCTATCATACACTTTTTCAGCCACATTATCGGGTCTTTCGTCTCCAACAATCTGATATTTGTCAAATTGCATGAAATTTGCAAATAGATCCTCTCTTACTTTCGCTCTACGAAAGAGATTTTTGGTTTGCACGAAATCTATATTACTCTCTCTGTCATTTAAGAGAGAAGGATAATCTAAATTTGGTAATCTGCGGAAATAATTAGACATTTACATACCTACATCGTCATCTGTGTATTTGAACTCTTCATAATCTTTATCATATATAGGTGCTAGTTCTGTAAAAGATAGTTGGATTATTGTTGTTACTGGTTGACTATCTTCTTCATAAGCAGCAAATCTACCAACCTCTCCTGTATAGTCGACTGATATTGAATTCAAAGCACAAGTTTTAAATTTATTCAAACCTTTAATATCTTTTTGTGTTCTAGCTTTAATGTATCTTAATTTAAAAACATCTGGACTTCCAAGTAAGTAGTTTGAACCATCACGAGATGTTTTTCCTTCAAATAATTGTGGATTTACCTTAGCAGCCGAATGTTGTTTCAATGCTCTAATTATCATACGAACTCTTTTTGATTCCTCTGCGTCTCTTGGTGTTAATCGAATTGTAAAACTAAAATTTCTTAATAAAGGGTTCTTGAACAATAATTCAAGATTAGGATTTCTAATAGCACCAGATACTCTTGTAATGGCTTGATCAACTTCAATACTTACTCCTAATCCTGATACTGCTTGTGAAATAGCATTTACAAATTGATATCTCCTAAAATCCTCTTGTTGAATACCTGAGAAAAATCCTTTGAAACCCTCTGATATTGCGTTTCCTGTGCCTGAAGTAAATGCCATCAAATTTGCGGCAAATGCTTTCATTCCTTTAAATTCTTCATTATCAATTGCGTTCTCTAATTCTTTTCTTCTCTCACCTTGTCCCATTAATGCTGCGATTGCTGGCCCCATGACACTAGATGCAAGGCCACTCATCGTACCACTACCCCAATCTACCTGATTCATATCCTTAATTGAAGGTGGCATTGGTAATTGTATTGTTGCTTGTAAATCTTGTAATCTAAAATTTTGTCTATTTCCTCTTTGAGTTGATTTTGAACTATATCCTCCTGTTCCACCCCCTACTTGATTACTCTTTGTAATATCTGGTAGACTTTTAGCTGGTCTGTATTTAAATATTTGAATCTCGAAATAATCCTGTAGATCAGTGTTTAGATCTATTGGATATTGCATAACACGACCTCCAAAGATTTTTCTTAGAGGGTTACTATAAGCACCGCTTTGATTTTTTCTACGGTTGTTCTTTCCTATAGTCGCATTTTCATCCTTTTTTTCATTATTTTTATTTGTATTTTCTGCTTGAACGTTTTCAGCCTTCAATTTCCTCTCTCTTGCTGCAACTCTTTCTTTGATTTTTTCTGAAGTAGGCATTATTCTAGTATTAATTTAATAACTTGTTCTCTCACAGTATCCATGAAATCTATCGACCCATATTCATCGATTAATGTTGGATTATCATCAATTAAATCATCTGTAGATCCTTTAATGATACCCTCTTCACCTATTGGTTCTGTGTACATTAAAGTTCCTGTTTTATTGTCAAAATCACTGTTTTCTGTAAAACTATAAACACTATATGATTCCGAATCTAGGCCTAGGTAGTATTTTTTACCTGATTTAGTTTTATATCTATTTGTGCTATATGAAAGTGTCATTATTTATCCCTCCATACTCTATAAGCTGGAAGATCGTTACCATCATTATTGATAAATTTTGATGTAGGTAATAAAGACACCTCTGCCATCTCCGATTCGGGTATTCTCATAATATTACCTTGTATCCCACTGAAATAATACCTGTGTATTGTCTTTCTGGGTACAACTGCACCGTCGCCACTATTTAGAAGGCTTTTTGCGACTCCTTCTCTTAATTTATTATTTAGGTAATGTAGATTGGCTCCAAGGAATCCATCTTTGAACACACCTAACACATAACTCATAGGAAACTGGTCATAATACTTCAACTTCTCTGGTTTAGTTGCAACATAGTTGAAGAAATATAGTTCACCAACCTCTACTGGCCCAGATACTTCACCAAATTCGCCAGGATCGTCATATTCTGCACCTTGATAATTTTGCAGAGCAGTCATCAACATACTACGATACCAGTCACGACTGCGGTTTCGTTTGCCTGCTTCTTGTATGATTTGGGAAGCGATACTCATTTAATACCTAGTTCCTTCTCTGTAAAGATTTTAAATTCCCATAGTCTATCATCACAGAAGTCTTTTGCAGCCTTCCATTTAGCCTGATTCACACCCCATGTATAGACCTCATTCATCCATGTTTTAGTTTTCTTTGATGGATTTGTGACTGGTTCTTTACATTGTCTTGCTGGTTTAACTTCAATTACCATACGACGAGTGTTCTTAGACCCATCAACATACTTGATATAGAAGTCTGGAAAGTATCTTCTCCTACGGCCACTGACTGGATCTCTGTATGGTATTGAAAATTCTTCACTACCCCATTCAATGATATGATCGTGAGAATCACAATATACCATGAATTTACGCTCCCATAATGATCTATAAACGATGTTTCTGGGATCTCCTTTGTATTTTCTGGGGTTGGTAGGCCTATACTTCCCACTATAGCTCATAAATAAAAGATGATAACTAGCTGATATCTATTTAGAGATATGTCAAGAAGACCAAAAAAATATCCAATTAATGAGATAAGATCAAGATTCCAGACGGTAGCTCTTGACAACAAATATCAAGTTTTTATAGAACCAAACTTAAATGTATACAATGCAGCCGCACAAGCAGGTATATCTAGAAGATTTGTTGACGAAGACTTAGGATTATATGTATCTGAAGCTGTTTTGCCTGGATCATCTTTCGCAGATGTAGAAGTATCTGGTGATAGACAGGGTATTACCGAAAGAATGCCTTTTAAAAGAATATATGATGATGTAACTTTTACTTTCATGGTAGATAGAGATTATAAGGTTGTCAAATTTTTTGAAGCTTGGGTGCAATTTATCAATCCTCTTCACGGTGATACTGATGGAAAAGCTCATGATCAAGTTATGACTTTGAGTTATCCGAAGGATTACAAATGCACAATGAGTATTGCTAAGTTTAACAAAGACTCTTTTAGAAGTGGTAGAGGTTATGTTTACTATTGTTTTATAAGATCATGGCCATTATCTGTTGCACCTGTTCCTGTTAGTTACGGTGCTGGAGGAATGGTAAAACTAAATGTCACATTTAGATATGAAAGATATGTAATGGAGAATGTAACTGTAGGTATGATCAGATCTGGATGGAAAGGATACTCAGATTCATTTGATCCTTGGTTAGGTAGATATGATGATTATGCTAATTTATTTGATTACACAAAAAGTAAAGAATATGCAAATAAGAAGAACAAACAAGATGACTCAAAAGTAGAATCATCTGTTGTGAATAATAAAGCAAATCCCTATGGAGGGGAGAGAAATTTTGGAATGGATTATAAGTCACAGGAAGAGTATTATAGTTCTCAGGAGTATAAAGAATACATTGAGTCACAAAATCAGGATACTAGTGGGGAGTTTATGCGATCAAGTGATGCTAGATTAAAAGAGAACATTACTAAGGTAGGTAATTCACCATCTGGTATTAATATATACGAATGGAATTACATAGGAAAACCACAAAAATATCGTGGAGTGTTGGCACAAGAACTTCTTGAGTCACATCCAGATGCAGTTGACTTAATGCCAAATGGATATCTAGGTGTTTATTATGGTAAAATAGATGTTAAAATGGAAGCTGTAAAACTCTTCTAAATAAAACGCTGACAGAATTATTATGCCATTACCAACGATTGCAACACCTACGTTTGAGCTGACTTTGCCATCAAACGGAAAGAAAATTAAATATAGACCATTTTTAGTAAAAGAAGAAAAAATCCTGATACTTGCGATTGAAAGCAATAATATGATGGATATAACTAGATCAATAAAAGATGTTCTAAAGAGTTGTATTCTAACTAAAGGTGTAAAGGTGGATAATTTACCTACTTTTGACATTGAATATATCTTTTTAAATATCCGTGCAAGATCAGTAGGTGAAAGTATTGATCTTTTAGTCACTTGTCCTGATGACGGTAAAACTCAGGTTCAAACTAAAATCTTTATTGATGAAATTGAGGTGAAGAAAACTGAGGGCCACAAACAGGATGTTAAACTTGATGACACATATACAATGAGATTAAAATATCCATCATTGGATCAATTTATTGATGATAATTTTAATTTTGATACAGACAAAGACACAGCTTTTGAGATTATATCCACATGTATAGATATGGTCTTTAGTGATGATGAAGCATGGGAAGCTAAAGATTGTACTAAGAAAGAACTTGTTGAATTTGTTGAAAGATTAAACTCCAGTCAATTTAAAGAAATTGAAGATTTCTTTGAGACAATGCCTAAATTATCTCATGATATTGAAGTTGAAAACCCAAACACTAAGGTAAAATCAACAGTGGTATTGGAGGGACTGGCAAGTTTTTTCGCTTAAGTATGGCTCACATGTCCGCTGAGTCATACTACGAATTGACATTCTCTTTGATACAATATCATAAATACAGCTTAACTGAGATTGAAAATATGATGCCTTGGGAAAGGGACGTTTATGTGAATTTACTAAGAAATTACTTAGAAGCTGAAAAACTCAAACAACAACAGCAACAAGGATTAGGTTGATGGCAGTTATTACCACCACAATTTTAACAATATTAGGTCTAATAAGTGCTGGGGCAAGTATCGACCAATTATCAGGTGGTCGTTTTTCTAATTTGTTTTTTAACAAGAAAGGTTTTAGGAGTAACTATGACCTTGAGATGGATGAATATAATAAGAAAAAGAATCAGGCACAAAATACAAATACACGTTCAAGAAGTAGAGGTAACTTTTTTAATTTTAACAGAAGTAATCAGACAACAGGAGCTGCTAGAAGATTCAGTATCTTAAGTTTTCTTGGTGATCGTAGTAGAAAATTAGATGACGCACCTGATATTGTAGATGAAAATCAAAGTGTTTTAGCTGGAATTAGAAATTTTGGTTTTTCTGGTTTACTTCCACAGACAACTCTTGTTCCTGAGATTGACAATAGAAAAATTCTAGATACTGGTTTTGAAGGTGTCCGTAAAGAGATTGAGAGAATAAACAGAAATATTAACTCTATAGCAAATGCTATAACAGCTGGTGCAACAATAGACAGAAAATATAGAGAACAAATAATCGCTGATATGCGTAAAGACTTGGCAGAAAAAGGAAAAGATAGATCACAAACTAGGTCGGAGAGATCAAGATTTAACCTTTTAACAAGACCTAAACAACAAATAGAACGAACACAGAAGAGTCTATCCAAAAATCTTAACAAAGCTTTTGCTGTTAGTCTAGGTATAGCAGAAGCATTTAATTTAGGAAGAAACTTCTTTGATCAAAATAACAATAAAGAAACTGATGATGGTGGTGGTGAGGAGGATAATACATCTTCTAACTCCTCATCTGGTGATAATCCGAAAGTAGGTGATTATTATCAATCAGGAACTGGAAAAAGTAAAAGATATTATGTTTTAGAAGAAGATGGTGGTTTTAGAAAGACTAATGTTATGCCTAGATCAGGTAAAAAATATAAGAAAGAAGATTTTAATGTTGTAGTAGAAGAATTAAAAGGTAATAATCAACAGCAGCTACCTCCTGGCAAGAAAGTTGAAAATAATAAAATTAGTTTTCTCCCTATGTATGGAGGAGATACTAATTTTACCGACATATATG